AAAAGATTTCCGGTGGTAGTGATAGTGCTTTTCTAGATATAGATTTTATGGAAGGGAAAGTACAATTTGGTTATGAAACTGAAGAAGATGAACTTAAGGGTCAACAAAGTTTTATAGGATGGGGACCCCCACCTTTAAGAACAGAAATACCACTTTACTTCTACACCGAGTATTCCTTAGAAGGAATAGAAATAGCTAATGTGGATATTAAAAGTGAAACAGAACAATTATTTCTTACTTATATACCTTCTATTAGATTGGATAATTATCAAAAAGTAAAAGAATTCAAAGCTTCAGTACCCGAAGGTGAATCAAGTAAGAAATCTATAATTAAAGATACATTTAATGAATTTGGCTTAGCTGCTCTTTCTTATCTAGAAAACAAATAACACAATTAAGAGGAAATGTCATACAATAGAACATATCAAATAAGCGGAGAAGCAGGTTTAAATACCACAATCACTCCCCAAGCAGATCTTATCTCAGATATTCGCTCAATTGAGGGAATAACGATTGTAACATTTACCCCTAAAAACGAGGAAGAAAGTGCAGCAAGTAATCCAAACCACGTTGGTATATTAAGTGTAAAATTTGATACTTTTCCATTCACCGAATTTGATAAAGATACTCAAATTAATAGTTTAATCGAAAAAATACGCAAAATACCTGCTGTAAATTACTTTAAAACAGGCCAAGTAAATCTACTAGAAACTCGATTAAAGTCGTTAGTTAAAGAAATGCTTTTGGAAAAAAAAACCAAAAGAGATAGATGCTTGCGCATAGCAGATCGCAAATTTGATAAGCCCTCCGCTTACAAATCTGGAGCCGTAGTGCGATGCCGCAAAGGTGATATTTGGAAAGACATTAAAGAGGAAAAAGAAACATTACGCACATGGTTTAAACGCCAAGGTGCTCCAGGTAAAACAGGTGGTTGGGTAGATTGCAATTCTCCTATTCGCAAAGATGGAGAAATAGTAGGATACAAACCTTGTGGACGCCAAAAAGGTGAAGAACGAGCCAAATATCCATCTTGTCGTCCTACCGCTTCCAAATGTAAAGACCCGGGTAAGGGCAAAACATGGGGCAAAACTAAAAACGAAAGTTTAGATAAATTAAAAGAAACACCAAATCCACAATCTGGTAAAGCAGCACCATATGGTTCAGGATATGCTCCTATAAAAAATAAAAAATGATGAAATTACTTGACATATTAAACGAGGTAGAGCTAAACGAATGTCCTGCTCCAACCCAAAACATAGAGCTTAATCTTGAGAATAGACAAAAAGCTATTAACGAGTATGGATACGGACCTCTAAATCCAAACGAACCAAACGAAAAATTTTGGCAAGCCAAAGTGAATATGTGGAAGTTGGATTCGGCCGAAGAAGCTAAAAAATCACTATGTGCCAACTGTGCTGCTTTTGACATTACAACTAAAACACTAGATTGCATTGCTAAAGGAATAGGTAGTGACGGTGGAACAGAAGATCCATTTGATGTAATCGATGCCGGAAAATTAGGGTATTGTCGGTTTTTGAAATTCAAATGCGCCGCGGCTCGAACATGTGATGCTTGGGTTGTTGGTGGTCCTTTAACAGATGACTAACCCATACACAAACACACCAATCACCCCAACTTCAGTTATACGAGAATTTAGTTCTGAAGTAGATCCAATGGAGCTAGTTTGGCACCAAGATGAAGAAGATCGTACTATTGAAATATTAGAGGGAGAAGGTTGGCAACTGCAAAGAGATAATGAGTTGCCCTTGGCGCTCCAAGAAGGAGATAGTATATTTATACCCATGGGACAGATCCATAGAGTAATTAAAGGCAATACTAATTTAAAAATACAAATAATAAAACAATGGCAAAGCAAATTTTAAGCGAAGAATTTCGCAGAATGCAAAAACTAGCAGGTATCATTACCGAAGAGCAATTAAACGAAAATATTGAACAATTTGAAGATTATGTATCAGATATGTTCAACATGAGTATCCCTGAAGATGCTGAAGAAGGTGAATATTTCGAAGACGTATGGGAAAAAGAACAATACGGAGATGAAGAAGAATATGATACCGAAGAGTGGTATGGCTTAACAGATTATTTAAAGTCTGTAGGAGGTAAAGCTACTTTAGAAGGCAACCCAGATATTGATCTAGAATTAATGCCTAACGGTGATATCAAATTTGGTGCTACTGTAACATTTGATTAATTAATAACATACAGACCGATTCATAGCCGGTCGCTCGAAAGAGACAAAAATTATGCAGCTGTGGCGCAATTCAACTTGGATTGCGTCACTTTTTTTCGTATATTTACAAATAATTTATAATGCAACATGAAACAAGATAAAATCGTAATTGTAGGAGCTGGAGTAGCAGGAATTAATGCCGCAACTAAATTAGTAGACAACGGATATCCTGGAGAATTAATTACCATTATTGATAAAGGAAGTGATCCACACAACCGTTTACCTGAAGAAGTAATGACAGGTATGCTAGGCGCAGGTGGATGGAGTGATGGCAAATTAACTTACCATACTGCTATTGGGGGACAACTATCCAAATATTGTGGAGAGGATAAAGCAATGGAATTGATGGATCAAGTAATTGCTAACTTTAGACGTTTCCACCCTAAACCAGAAGAAATCTTTTGTTCGGATCCACAAGAGGAACCCGAGTTTATTAAACCATATTTTGGCTTGAGAATGTTCCCTGTATGGCACATTGGAAGTAATTTCCTACATGAAATTGCTAAAGCATGGTATCAATACTTAGTTGATAAAGGTGTTAGATTTGAATGGGAAACTCAAGTTGAAGATATTGACTTTAACAATAACAGAGTTTATACACACAATGCTGATCTAAAATATGATACGCTTATATTTGCAGTAGGTAAATCAGGTATTGACTTTGCTCAAGAACTAGCCCAACAATATAATCTACCAGATGAGCCTAAGCCAGTACAAATTGGTGTTCGATTTGAAGCCCCACAAAAACACTTCCAAAAACTAATTGACGTATCTTACGATTTTAAATTGTATCGTAAATTTGATAACGGTGTTTCGCTTCGCTCATTTTGCACAAATAACAACGCTGCTTACGTGGCAGTAGAGGAAACATACGGAAACGTGAGCTACAATGGTCACGCTAAGAAAGGCGAGGAATTCCGCAACGACATGACCAATTTTGGCATTTTGATGGAAATTCCAGGCATTGAAGATCCATTTGAATGGTCTCGAAAGTTAGTATCTAATGTAAATACTAGTGGAACTGGTTTATACTATTCTCCTTCTAGACGTCCATCTTTAACCTCTGAAGGTGAAACAGTATCTGCAGTTGCCTTTAGTTCTAGAGAATTGGAAGATATTATTAAACCCGCATTTCAAGGATATTTTAAATATATTGAAGATTTTATTGAAGATATGAAGAAAGTGTTTCCAACACTTGAAAACGACTGGGGCATTTATGTTCCTGAAGTAAAATATTTGTCACCTGAGCCGCTCGTCGATTATACCAATCTAGCCCTGACCACATTCCCCAATGTCCACTTTGTGGGAGATGCATTATCTGCTAGAGGTATAACGGTGAGTGGTGCACAAGGGATTTATGTTGCCGAAGACATTTTGAACTCCTAAATAGAGTTCGTATATTTAACATTGATAAAAATATTGAATTATGAGCAATACTAAAAAACCAATCGTAATTAAAAGACTAAAAAAAGCTGATGGCACCATCGCTTACATTAAAGATGGTAAATTGCACAACTGGGATGGTCCCGCACTAATCCCTGAAGGCGATAAAAAACGAGCCGAATATTACATCCATGGAATCCAGTACACCAAAGAACAATTTGATCAAGCACATAAAGATCAAGAGGGTTTACCATGGTACAAAAATCCATCAATGAAGTCCCAATTGGAGGAAGGATATAGAAACTAACCCATGAAAAAAATGGTTATAGTGAGCGGGTATTTTAACCCGCTCCATAAAGGTCATCTTGAACTGTTCCATAGAGCAAAAGGTTATGGGCATAAATTGTTTGTGATTGTTAACTCTGATTATCAACGGGAACTAAAGGGATCTAAAGAATTTCAAGACGAAATGGAACGTTTGATGATCATCCGTAATTTAAGAGTTGTAGATTATAGTATGATTTCTATAGATAAAGACAAAACACAATGTGCTACTTTAAAATATCTTTCAGACATTTACGGGGGAGAATACAGACTTGCGTTTGCAAACGGTGGTGATCAAAATAATAATACTATTCCAGAAACACAGGTTTGTGTTGATAATGAAATAGAATTGATTGATGGATTGGGGAGTAAGGTTCAATCATCAAGTTGGCTATTAAACAAATAAGAATATGAAGATAGGATTGACAGGAACAATGAGTGTAGGAAAAACTACATTGGTAAATGCTTTGCAACAACTACCACAATTTAAAAAATATAAATTTGCTACTGAACGTTCAAAATATTTAAGAGATTTAGGTATCCCATTAAATACTGATTCTACATTAAAAGGTCAAACAGTATTTTTGGCGGAACGTTGTGCTGAATTAATGCATGATAGTCTAATTACAGATCGTACTATTATAGATGTTATGGCATTTACTATGAACGCTCAATCGATTAATGTTTTAGATAAGGATAGATTTGAACAATACGCATCTAGTTTCTTAGGAGAATATGATTATATATTCTATATTTCTTCTGAAGGATTACCAATAGAAGATAATGGTGTACGTGAAACTAATTCAACATATAGACATCTTATTGATGTAAGTATACAAAACTTACTGCAATCATACTCTCATAAACTTAAATCTGCTCATACCATCAACGGTTCAACAGAGGAGCGAATACAGCAGATTCTGAATGTTATTAATCTCTGATATATTTATAACAAAATATAAATATTTATCCGACCATGAAAAAATCAGAATTAAAGAAATACATTAAAGAACAAATTGTTAATGCTCTATCTGAGGTAACTGTAGTAGATAAAGATACTAGACCTGAAGAAGTTAAAGATGAAAATCCTGTAACAGTTAAAACTGCTATTGACAAAGCTAAAGAAACAAACAAGCCCGTAACAATAGCTGAAAAAGATGAGGATGATGTAGAAGTAGAAGATAATTGGTATAAATCCAAGGATGAAGATGGAGATAAAGACAAAGAACCATCCAAATCTGATTTGAAAAAAGATGCTAAAGCTACTAAAGGTATAGCTAAAGCAAAAGACGAATTAGCTAAGTTAACCCAAGAAATGAAATCTTTAGCTAGAAAATACAAAGAAGCTGAAGGTGCTGCTAAAGAAAAAATTGTAGCTGATTTGAAAGAAAAAACTAAACTTAAAAAAGAACTAGAGGCAATTCTAGACAAATAAAGTGAAATATTTCAATATATTAGTTGTAATAGGGGTTTGTATTTTTATTTTATTTTTCTTCAACAAAAAAGAAGATTACGTTGAAGAATATAATCTAAAAATTGAAAAACTAGATGAAAAGGTTGATTCGCTGCAAGATGTGAACGATGATTTGTCTTTGAAAATTGATACCTTAAACATACAAATATCTAAATTGGATCAAGAACTTGATTTAAAAGATAATAGTATAAATACCTTAAGAAATGAAGTTAATGAAAAAGTTAGTAGTGTTGATAGCTATAATGATGATGAGCTCAAAGAGTTTTTCACAAACCGCTACAGATATTACTTTGATTCGCTTAGAAAAACCAATAGTCCGTTTAGTAATTAAAGATCTCATAGTAGGGGATGGTACAAAGCAAGAACTATTCCTTACACAAGATAAAGTTAAATTACTAGAACAGAAAATTGTATTTAAGGATAGTGTCATTTCCAACTTAAATACTCAGATAACCAATTATAAATCCATTATGGATACTAGATCTGAACAGTTAGCTTTATCACAAGAGTTATCAAGTAGATTGCAACGAGATTTAAAGAAAGAACAAGTAAAAGGAAAAATGGTTGCAGGTACAGGAATCTTAGGTATATTGGCTGTATTATTTATTTTAAAATAAAATAATATGTCAAATCCTAATATAAAGGAGATAATAAAACAAGAATATATAAAGTGTTCCCAAGATCCGGTTCACTTTATGCGCAAATATTGTTATATCCAACACCCACAAAGGGGTAGAATACAATTTAACCTATACCCATTCCAGGAAAAGGTACTTACCCTATTCAAAAAACACGACTATAGTATAATCTTAAAATCCCGTCAGCTAGGAATTTCTACTTTAGCTGCAGGTTATGCTACGTGGCTAATGCTTTTCCATAAAGACAAAAACATACTAGCCCTAGCAACTACACAAGCAACAGCTCGTAACCTAGTATCTAAGGTAAAGTTTATGTGGGAAAGTTTACCATCGTGGTTAAAAGTAGATGCAGTAGAAAACAATAAACTGTCGCTACAGCTAGTCAACGGATCTAAAATACAAGCTAAATCTTCAAATTCGGATGCTGCACGATCTGAAGCAGTATCTTTGCTAATAATAGATGAGGCAGCCTTCATCGAAAATATTGGTGAAACGTGGGCTTCCGCCCAACAAACCCTAGCAACTGGTGGTGGTGCTATTGTATTATCTACCCCTTATGGTACTGGAAACTGGTTCCATCAAACATGGGTTAAAGCCGAACAAGCAGAAAATGATTTTGTCCCTATTAAACTACCATGGATGGTTCACCCAGAACGAGACCAATCATGGAGAGATAGACAAGATGAATTACTAGGTGATCCTAGATTAGCAGCACAAGAATGTGACTGTGATTTTTCTACTTCTGGAGATATTGTATTCTACAATGAATATTTAGAATACTACGAAAAAACATTTATCAAAGACCCACTAGAGAGACGAGGTGTAGACCAAAACCTATGGGTATGGGAATCACCATATTATACCCGAAGTTACATAGTAGTAGCTGACGTAGCTCGTGGAGATGGTAAAGATTACTCTACATTCCACGTTATAGATGTAGAATCGAACGTGCAAGTAGCAGAATACAAAGGTCAAATTGGAACAAAAGAATTTGGACATTTGCTAGTGGGGATAGCTACAGAATATAACGAAGCATTACTAGTGATAGAAAACGCTAACATTGGATGGGCAACTATACAAGTAGCAATAGATAGAAATTATTCCAATCTTTATTATTCTCCCCGTGCCGAGGCAAATGCTGATTCGTATTTTGACAAATATATGGATACCTCAAAAGCAGTAGCAGGATTTACAATGTCGGCTCGTACCCGCCCTATGGTGGTAGGTAAGTTTCAAGAATATATTTCCGAAAAATCTGTAACTATTCAATCAAAAAGATTGATAGAGGAAATGAAAGTATTTATCTGGAAAAATGGTAGAGCAGAAGCACAACAAGGCTATAACGATGACTTGGTAATGGCTTTTGGAATAGCAATGTACATTCGAGATACAGCTTTGAAATATAGACAAAGGGGATTAGATTTAACACGTAGTGCACTAAACAATATATCAGTTAATAGAACTTCATATCAAGGGGCGTATTACGCTAGCAAAGATGATAATCCTTACCAAATTGAAAATCCATATGGTGGGAAAGAAGATATAAGCTGGTTATTTTAACAATATTTATAACAATAATAAACAATATGGCAAATACCGGCTTATTTAGTAGATTACAAAGATTATTCTCAACGGATGTAATCATCCGAAACGTTGGGGGTGATCAAATAAGTGTAATGGATACTAATCAAATCCAATCCAATGGGGCAATTCAAACGAATTCTCTTATGGATAGATATAATAGAATCTATTCTACAAACCCTAGCTCCCTCTACGGTTCACAATTTAACTTCAACTACAAGTACTTAAGACCCCAATTATATTCAGAATATGATGTAATGGATCAAGACGCTATTATAGCTTCTGCTTTGGATATTATAGCTGATGAGTGTACTTTGAAAAACGATATGGGCGAAGTATTATCTATTCGCTCTTCTAACGAAAATATTCAAAAAATTCTATATAACTTATTTTACGATGTTTTAAACATCGAATTTAACTTATGGGCTTGGGTTAGACAAATGTCCAAGTATGGTGACTTTTTCCTTAAGCTAGAAATTGCCGAGAAATATGGTGTGTACAATGTAATTCCATACACTGCATTCCACATTGAAAGATTAGAAGGATTTAATCGCAACAATCCATCTGAGGTTAAATTTAGATATTCACCTGACGGGCTAGTAAATGCTAATTCTGGACTATATGCTGTTACAGGACAAGGTACAGACCAAACCGGTGGTGTAACATTTGATAACTATGAGATGGCCCACTTTAGACTAATTGGAGATACTAATTACCTTCCATATGGTCGTTCATATATTGAACCAGCTCGTAAACTATTCAAGCAATATACTTTGATGGAAGATGCGATGTTGATCCATAGAATTGCTCGTGCCCCAGAAAAACGTATATTCTATGTAAATGTAGGTTCTATTCCTCCAAATGAAGTAGATGCGTTTATGCAGAAAACTATTTCAAACATGAAACGTACTCCATATGTTGATAAGCAAACTGGAGACTACAATTTGAAATACAACATGCAAAACATGATGGAGGATTTTTATATCCCGATTCGTGGAAATGATACAACAACTAAAATTGAAACTACCAAAGGTTTAGATTACGATGGTATTCAAGATGTTGAATACTTAAGAAATAAATTATTTGCTGCTCTTAAAGTACCTAAAGCATTTTTAGGGTATGACGAAAATATAGAAGGTAAAGCAACACTAGCAGCCGAAGATATTAGATTTGCTCGTACAATTGATCGTATCCAACGCATTTTAGTATCAGAACTTAACAAAATTGCTCTAGTACACTTATATTCTCAAGGGTATAGAGATGAGGCGTTGACAAACTTTGAGTTGTCTATGCAAACTCCTTCTATTATCTTCGAACAAGAGAAAATTGAGTTGATGAAGTCTAAAGCTGAGTTAGCTCAATCATTGCTAGAGCAAAAACTATTACCTACAGATTGGATTTACGACAATATATTCCATTTATCTGAAGACCAGTACGATGAATACAGAGATCTAATCAGAGAAGATGCTAAACGAGCATTCCGAGTTACTCAAATTGAAAACGAAGGTAATGACCCAGTTGAAAGTGGTAAATCTTATGGCACACCACACGATCTAGCTTCATTATACGGTAAAGGTAGAAATGATTCTGATCCTAAAAACGTTCCCCATGGATATGATGAGGATGAAACATTAGGTAGACCAAAAGATTCTATCTCCAACATTGGAAAACAAGATAGTAATTTTGGCAAAGATCGTTTGGGTGTTAAGAGAATGAAAGATACTGATAAAAATGATTCACTAGATAGCCGTACAGATACCAACAAAAGTGGTATGGCTCTTGAAAATGCTCAAGTTGCTTATTTGAAAAATAAAG